GATATGAATAATCAGTCGCTGAAACAGAGCTTCCGACAGTTGCGAAATAAGGAGCGGTTGCGCTGTAAGCTGCTTTTAGTCCAATTCCACTGTTTGAACCTGCGTCAGCTGTTCCAATCAATAACCGACCACTCGCATCGAGGGTCATTGCTTGGGTCCAAGTGATATTGTTTCCACCAGTACCGCTTGCAGCGTTGTACCAAAAATGTGTTCCAGCGGCAATGCGATAACGCTCAGCAGGAGACGATGCCAGATATTTCCAGTTGGTTCCGTCGAAACGAGCGTTGTTTGTCAGGTTGGCATCGACGTCGTTTGTGACTCCAGTGAGGCTTGTACCGATTCCAATTTGCAGCGCACGATAGGTGCTACCCCACGCACTCGGCGTAACCCCCACGCCGAGGTTGCCGGAGGAGTCTACACGATAACGCTCAGTGCCACCTGTAGTGACAGCAAACGTGTCTGCCGCAGGATAGTAGATGCCAGTGTTTACGTCTCCGGTCGTTGTAAGAGCGGGAAGCAGTGCGGTTCCAGCAGCAAACGTCGAAACACCAGTGACTCCAAGCGTCGTTCCCACTGTAGCCGCGCCGGTGATGGCGGCGGAGCCAGCGGTAACTAGTCCGGTGACAGTCAATGCTCCACTCGCGGTTGGCGATGATGAGAGCAGATTGTTGATGCTGATGCGTTTGGTATTCCCCGAGGCTGGTGGAGTATCCGACACGTCCACAATCGGGATCATGTCATTTATTGCATCGGCTGCCGTTAGGTTTGTTAGTGCTGAGATTTTAGCGTCTGCCATATCAGTAAACTGTTAAGATTAGTTTTCCCAAGTCTTCTTGTGTTAAAAATGTGGAGCCATCTTCCAGCACTATGCTGTCGAATGTGCCATACGAAATAACGAGCTTGCTGGTTCCATCTTCTTGCAGCAGGAATGTCTCATCCTCTTGTAGAACATCCCTCCGCATAATCGGAGGCTCAGGCATGATCCCATTATAGGATCTCGTCCTGTTGATTGATGTTCCGATTGAGATCATTAGGCTCTGGCGTTAAACGCTACGACAGAACCGGATGAGATTTGAAAGCCGGTGATGTTGCCCACCAGCGGGAAGCCAGCAGGAATGGTCTTGGAGGTCCAAGTGCCGGATATTCCAAATCCCGTAATGGAAGTGAACACCGTCGGCTCGGTAGGAATCAAGCCAGACCAGTTGCCGGTCTGAGCGGCGGTGCTAGTGACCAGCGCGAAGCCTTCTCGGCCCATGCTGTACTCGGTTGAAATGTCTGCTTGGACGGCCATAAAATTGTGTTTCGGTGAAAGGGAGGGTCACCAGCGTATCCAGTGACCCTCCCAGTTTTGGTTGTTTAACCTTTGCGGATCTTCGGTGCAACGCTGCCCTGTATCCACAGGATCAGCTTTGAGCCCTCTGCAATCTTGGCAGTGTTAAAGTCAATGCGCTGGGCGGCTGCATCGACTTCGGGACCGGCGACAATCTTTGATTTGCCTGCCTTGTCCACTGCAATGGTCGTGGCGATTCTCATGACTTGGCCGATTAGGCGGTGACCAGAACTTCGGCCTGGGTCGTGTCCGCGGCCGCGGCGCCGAACATGATGTCGTAGGACGCCATGTGAGCGCGGGAAGCGCGGCTGTACCAGACGGAGAGCAGGCAGCTCAGGCCGTTGGCGGTGGTGACGGCGCGTTGCTCGAGGAACTCACCGGCGATCATGCCGACCGGGAGGCCGGAGGCGATGGCGATGGCATCAGGGCCGCAGACGAAGCCAGCGGTGTTGGTCTCGGCAGAGGTCCAGCGGTTGTTCTCGGCGACCACGTCGAAGCCGAACCGGCCGTTCGCCAGCAGCTCTAGGCGGCTGTCAGGGAAGGTGCTTGTGGCAGCCGAGAATTGGAGGCGAGCGATGTGGCCACCGTCCAGGATGAGGTTCTTGCTGCGGTAGTTCTTCGCCAAGGCGAGGATCGCAGGCAGATCCGAGGTGTCGAAGTTGGCCGCGGTGCCGATAGTAACTGCGGTGCCGTAGTTGCCCGAGACCATCAGGGCGGTCAGCACGTCGCTGATACCGTAGGCAAACAGGTCGGCAGAACCAGCAGCCAAGTCGGACAACATGAAGCCCTGGTTAAGCTCCTGCTGGGTGACCGTGAAGTTCTTCGAGATCTGGTTCACGGTGACCGCGGTGGCGGCCAGCGTCGAATCGTTGTTGGTTTCCCAGGACGTCGGGTTGGTCTGGGCAGCGGTGCCGGTGGTGTACTTCTTGACCTGCACGGACGCGCGGGGCCTGAGGTTGTCCAGGCCGACGTTGCGGCTGAAAGCGGAGACCAGGGCCAAACGAGTGGCGGCCACGGTGATCACTGCGTCGGCGAGATAATCGACAACCAAGCCCGAGGCGAACGTGTTGGCGTTCTGGGGGGCGTGGATGGCGCTCTGGCGCAACAGCTCGGAGTGGTTGGCCACCAGGAACTTGCGGCGGTCAGCACCGGCCTGAAAGCCTCGATGCTTCTCGAGCAGTGCATTGCCGAGGTTCTCGATGCGAACCGGGGCGACGGGCTCCGGTGCAGGGGCGGCGGTGATGGTCTTGGCGCTGATGGCAGCGGCAACGGCCTTGGCGACGATGGCGTCGATGTCGAGGGCGGTCGGCGCACTAGGAGCGGCCGCCACCACGGTGTTGGAATCAGTCATGTTGTGTGGTGTCTGCTGTGATGTCGGCGCGGTTGTCGCGCCATCGTCGGCAGCGTTAGTGCTGCCGGTCGAAAGTGTTTTGTCTGTGGTTTCGCCCTCCTCGACTTCGAGCTGGGCATAAAGCGCTTTGAACCAGTCACGGCCGGCGGCACCTCCCCAGAGGTTGGCAGCCACGTCGGCAGGGGTGTTGGCTTCGGCCTCGAGGAAGCGCTCGTTGCGTCCCCACCAGGCGTTGGCTGTGCGGATCTTGTCCTCGGTGGGCGCCTCACCGGCCACCAGGGCCTCGGCGTCTAGGACGGTCTGCTTCTCGAGGCCATCACCGGCCAGGCCTTCGGCATACTGCTCGAGGCCTCGGCGAAGATTGCTTCGGACGGTCTCAGGGGCGGTCTTGGTCACAGCCCGAGGATGCCAGCAGGCGGCCATGGCGAGCTGCTCGGTGGTCTTGTCGGCCAGACCGAACTGGATGGCCTCCTGGGCGGTGAACCATGTTTCCGCGGTCATTGCCGCGCGGATCTGAGCTGAGGTCTTGCCGGTGCGCTTGGTGTAGATGCCGGCCAGGATCTCCGCGTGCTGGTCGAGGGCGTTGGCCATCTTCCGCATATCGTCTGAGGTGCCTGCCACCATTCCAGACGGGTCATGGATCATGAACAGCGAGGCCTCGGCCATCTCGATGCTGTCACCTGCAAGAGCTATGACGGAAGCAATCGAGGCAGCGATGCCGACCACCCGAGTGGTCACCGGCGCCTGCCGGCCTCGCAGCATATTGTAGATCGCCAGGCCGTCCCAGACGTTGCCACCTGGGCTGTTGATCTCGACCACCAAGGGGCCAGGGCCGACAGACTGGAGAGCGTCGGAAAATGCCTTGGCAGAAATTCCGGAGCCACCGAACCAGTCTTCACCGATCTGGTCGAAAATCTGGAGCACAGCCGGCTCATGGATCGAGGCTCGGGGGCTGTAGGAAAGCCAGTTGGTTACTTTGGTCATTGGGTTTTCTTGGCTCTGGTTTTCCGCTTCTTAGGCTCGAGCACCGCAACCACCTCTTCGATGGGCTCGGCCGGGATCGGCTCGGGCATTTCTTCGGAAGGAGGCTGCTCGAGAGCGGCCGCGGCCGGCTCCGGTGCTATCGGCTGCTTTTGAGCGGTCGAGATCTGTGAGACATCGAGGCCGTACTTGACCGCCAGGTCTTGGATGTACCGGGCCTGTTGAGCCTTGGCCTCCAGGGCGGATCGCCAGTCGATGCCTCGGGCGCCGTAGATCTCGTCGTAGGTGGTAATGCCTGCACCAAGCTCGTTTAGCTGGGCGGCAGAGTTGCGGCCGACGTCGACGTTAGGGGCTCGGGGCGCCTGGATGGCCACCTCGTACCAGTCATCGGGGCTGTCCCTGAGAGTCGGGTCGGTGCGGATGGCGTACTCCATGACGTATTCCCAGATACGTCGGGCGGCCGAGGCCATCACCTGGTGACGGCTGCGGAACCACACCGAGGACATATCGAGTGAGCCACGGTAGACGGTGCCCTGCATCGACTCTGGAAAGACCAGGACGTAAGGAATACCGACGCCGGCGCACACCTTCTCGGTCAGGCTGCGCCAGTACTCGCGCATATTGACGTTGGGGCGGTCAGCGCTGAACTGCTCGAACTCGTCGCCAGTCTTCATAACCTTGACCGAGGCGCCGAAAATGTTCTCGTAGTAGTTCTGGGCGGTGCCCTGGGAACCAGCAACACCGGATCGGAGGCTGGTTGCCTGCACCTCACCGGAGCTGGTCTTGATCACCTGGGCCACGCTGGAGGCGAGCTTGCAGGATTCCATCTCGAGCTTCTGGAGGTCGTCCAGGTCGTGAAGGTCGTTGATCACACAAGCCACGAAAGGCAGGCCGCGGAGCTGGCCGGCACGCTGGGCCTCGTAAATGTGGACCACCGAGTCGGAAGAAATGGATCGGATGTCGGTAAGCTGTCCCTGCTGCTGCTCCTGGCCGCAATAGAAGGAGATGGCTCGACCCGTCTTAGGATCGAACCGGACGCCATCGAACACATCGGGAAGGCCCTCCTGGCCAGCGGGAGTGGAGACCTGCTGCGGCTCAATGAGCTGCAATCGGGGCCGGCCGGTCTCGCCCTTGGTCAGGAGGATAAAGGATTCTCCGTCATAAAACCAGCCACGGGCGGCCAATGACATCAGGGTGCCGAAGGATTGCCGGGATCCGATGTCAGGGTAGCGGCTCCAGGTGTCCCACCACTTTTTGGCTCGGAGATTCCACTCGGGATTCGATGAGGCCGGCTGGACTGAGAAGTTCGACCCGACGGTGTAGTTCTCGAACAGGTCGCCCAACCTGTTCATGACGGCGTTGTTCTGCTCGAAGAATCGGGACTTTCGGACGATCTGCTGCCGGGTAGAGGCAGTCACATCGAACCGAACCGAGGTGTAGCTGGTGTCCAGGAAGGACCGGCGGATCGAGTTAGACGCGCCTTCGTAGCGGTCGACAGGCGCCGAACGGAACTTGTTCAGGATGGTGTCGAGGAATCCCATCAGCTCATGCCCATCCGGTAGGACGCCTCGCGGCGGAAGTTGGAGAAATCGCCGCCGTAACTGGTGGCTGCAACCAGAACCACGGTCACCATCTTGGTGTAGATCTGGGCGTCGGTGGGCGTAAGGTTGCCGTCCTGCTCGAGGTAATAGACGGCCAGGTCATAATCGTCGACCAGGCTTTCCCACATCTCGACCATCTCGGAAGGTGTAGGGGCGCCCTTGCCGGGCTCGGCGAACTCTACCGAGACATCGGAGGATGATGTCGACCGGACAACCTGGCCGGACTCGATCACTGTGGCCGCGGCGATAGACTTAGCAGCCAGGGCAGCCAGGAGCGTCACACCGCCCAGTGTCGAGTAGACACTGCGGAGATAGGCCCTCTTGATGGCTACGGTAAACGTGAACACCTCGGGCGGATCTTCACCGATCCCAGGGTGACTTCAACAGGTTAGCTGGCTATTGACTCACTTGACGTGACTAGGTCGTTCCACAACATGACCATGGCGAGCTGCATGATTTCGCAGTCGTGCAGATGGTCGGGCCACTTTTGGTTCCTCTTAACCCAGACGTGCTTGATGCGGCCGGCGCGGTTGGCTTGGGGTCGTAGGACGTGAGAGTCGAGGTGTCGCCAGTACAGGTCGGGCTCGGCGATGTAGGCACCTTCGGCCTGGACGCTAGGCGGATCCTGATGGACGCCCCATTCCCGGTCGATGTCGCCCTTCCTTAGCCTGGAGAGCATATCGCGGAGGTGCTCGGTGTCGAAAACCAGGAGGGGCTGCACCACGTCGGTCCTCATTGAGGATGATGTCGACAGGCCGAAAGGGTGCACCGCCCCGGTGGCTGCTGTGAACCGCGCGCCGGTCTCTCGGCCTTTGAGCGGCATCCAGCCGATCACCATGGGCTTGCGGAGGCCGCCCTCGGGAGGGTATCTGAGGCCACAAGGGAAGTTGATCGGGTTGGAGGTCACCGAGGAATAGGAGGCACAGGCGTCGTAAACCGTCTGGGTGTTGAAGCCGCTGTCGATGCCGACATCCATGTCATGGACCTCGAGGGCCACCTGCACCCGGCGAAGGGCTGCGAAGTCGTCGGCATGGCCGGCAGCAATCAGGGTCGAGTTACCGTCTTTCCACTCGCGGCACACCCACCACAAGAACGGCGCCACGGCCTGAACGTCGGCGGTCAGGTAGCGGCGGCCGCCATCGACGGTCACGGTGGCCGAGGTCTCGGTACGCTCCTGCTGCACGTCCTGTTGCTCCCATGGCTCGGCCAGGTTGCCGTTGATGAAGCCTTGGAGGCCGGCCATTGATGCCTTGGCCTCGAGGAATGAGACCGCCAGATATCCCCAGGTACATTTACGGTCGGGGCTGTAGAGACTGCTTAGGTGGTAGGACCGCACACCAGGCATGGCGTTGGGATTCTCTGGGCGCCATTGGCCATGTCGGAGGGCTGCGACCTTGTGAGAGTCGGTGATTTTGCCCTGGCATAATTGGCAGACGTAATGGGCCGAGGATCGGATCTTGCCTAGGTCGTGTTTGCCGTCCTCGGCCTTGGCGTCGTCCCAGGTCACCTGGCGCCATTCCAATTTGATGTACTCACGGCAGTGAGGGCACGGCAGGTAGTACCGACGCTGGTCCCCGCGGAGGAAGCGCTGCCAGATACGGCCTTCGACCACCGTCGGTGTCGATGTCATAAAGGCCTTGGAGCTTGAGAAGCTCTTGAGGCGCTGCTCGGCCAGGTCGAGGGCGTCGGCCTCCCGGGCGGTGGCCTCGGCGAACTTGTCGACCTCGTCGGCTATCAGCACCCGAACCGGGCGACTGGCTAGGTTGGCCGGGCTGTTGGATCCTACGAAAGTCAGTGTCGACCTGGTGAAGTTCTGCTCGAGGTTAGTGATCTTGTCGGCCTCGGCCGGGTAACACTCGAGCATGGCCGGGCTGTCCTCGAGCATGGGCAGCCAGCGGCTCTTCGAGAATGACCTGGCGAGGCTCTCGGTAGGCATCAGCCACAAGGCCGGGCTCGGCTCGTTGGCGATTAGCCAGGCCAGGCCGGCCATCAGGGTGGTCGTTTTGCTGGTTTGGCTGCCCCAGCACAGGGTGACCTCGTACACCGTCGGGTCTTTCCAACATTCCATGGGCTCCCTGGTGTAAGGCCGTACCGAGGTCGAGAATGGCCCGGGGTGCTCGGTCTGCCGTTGGGTCAGTCGGAGCGATGCCTCGGCCCAGTCGACCACGGTCTGCATCGGTGTCGGCCGGTAGAGATTGCGGCGGTAGTCCAGGAGGCTGCGCTGGAGGTCGGTCAGGATTTCCATGGGTCGGTGTTGTGTAGTGTTTTGAGCGCCACCTCCTGGACCCACCGGGTCAGCTCGCGCTCGGCGTGCTCGGGGTCGTGCGGTGATATCCGGCCGGATAGTTGTTTCGGCATGGCCTTGATCAGCGAAGCCACGGCGCCGTCGTGCTCCTGCATCACCCGGCGCACCCAGTCGCCGGAGACCAGGCGCCGTTCCTTCTCGGCCTGGGTGATCACCTCGTCCCTGGCGCTTGTGAGGTTTTTGGCTGCCGCGGCATGGATGGCCACCAGCCGGCCGGCGTCGGCTCGACCACCGCGGAGGGCATCGACAGCCAGGTCATAGGCTGCACGCTCGATTTGCCGCTGCCTTTCGTAAGCGCCCTCAGGCGAGTCGGTGGCGGCTGTTGCGGTGTTGAGAGGGCTCTCGGCTTCAATGGGCCTGTAGGGGCCTTCCTGTTCGATTGCGGTGGGGTCCGGTACGTTCTTCTGTTTACGAATAGACTTGGCTCGTGACCTAACGTGTTGAGATCGCCAAAGGTCGGCCGACTCGGGGGAGTCCATGGGCATTCCCTGAGATATAAGCTGTGCGACTCGCGGCTGGCTTATACCGATGCGGTCGCCGTATTCCTTTTGTGTCATGGCTGCAAGGCGTCCTTGATCTCCTGGGGCATCATCGAGTCGGGCAGGTTGCCTGCGAATTGGAGGGCTCGGAAGACGCCGTCGCGCCGGCTGTCGTGGTTGCTGGGCACCAGTGAGCCGACAATTTGCTCCGGTGTGGTGCCACTTTTCATCAGCCGGATGAACCAGGCGGTGTTGGCCAGGCCGAACTGGTCGACGAGGAATTGTATTTGGTTAGGCATAAATTATTTGATGAAAGCATTACTCGCAGAAATTGATAGGGGTCTCGCGTTCACCTGTTATTGGAGATATGGCAAAAGATTCCTTACATATTTGCCGGTTTAACAGAGGTGTCTATTGTACTATGCTCTATCCTTTGCTGCCTTAAATACATCTCATGCCCTTTCGCAATGATGTAAGCCACTGAACCACGGGCAACACCGCACGCCTTGGCCACATCGTCGAGGCTTAGGTCACGCTCCCGTAGGTCGTAGGCCTTGCGACACACGTCGGCATCCTGGGCGGTGGCAGTGATCTCGTAGTCCTCCTCCTCCTCGAGCGCCACGATGGGCGTGCCTAGGGCACTGAGCTTGACGCTGCGAGGGTAGGACATCCATCCACGCTTGATTGCCAGGGCAACCAGGTTGGGGGCTTCGTGTAGGAGTTTAACTCGGTCGAGGTCGTAGGGTATTTTCATTGTTAGAAGCTGGGAGATGGGTCGGTGAACCGGCAGAACTGGCCTTCGTACCACAGAGGCACGAGGCCGCACTCGCCGTCTCGTTGTTTGGCGACAGCGATGATGGCCTCGCCGTTGGCTTGGTTGCGCTCCCGGTTGAGCAGCAGCACCAGGTCGGCGTCACGTTCTATCTGCCCAGAGTCGGCCAGGTCGGTGAGTCTAGGCACCCGGCCTTTGTCCTTTTCGTTCTCCCGGTTGAGCTGGGCTAAGGCGACCACGGCGATCTTGGTGTCGTGAGCCACGGCCTTGAGTCGACCGGAGACCTCGGCGATCTCATAGGTTTTCTTTTCGGCCGCCTTGGATCCGTGGATCTTCTGGAGGTAGTCGACCAGGACAAGTTTAACTCCCCACTTCCTAACAGCCCGGCGGATCACAGCGGTTATGGTGGCGATGCCGGACACACCTGAACCGGACACGAAGTAGATCGGGCTTCCGGCAACCTTAGCGGAGGCACTGGCCATAGCCTTCATTCCGCCTTCATCGAGGTCGCCGGTCTTGATGTCCTGCATTGGAATAGATCCTACGTTAGAGACCATTCTCCGAACGATAGACTCGTCGGACATTTCCAGCGATATAAACAGGGTAGGCACCCGGTGCTCGATGGCTGCTGCCCGGGCTATTGCGATGGCAATGGCGGTCTTTCCGATGCTTGGCCTGGCCGCAATGATGGCCAGCTCGCCGAACTGGAAGCCGTCGGTCATTGCGTCCAGGCGCCGGAAGCCGGAGGTAATGCCGGACAGGTGGCCCTTCCTGGCAAATCGCTCCTGGGTAGAGTCGATGAACCGACTCACTACCGACTTGCAGGGTTGCACCTCTTCCTTGGATGCCTCGACGGTGAGCCCTGCTTCGGCATTAGCGACGATTTGATCCACAGACAGGGTGGAGACAGCGGAGTCGCGAATAAGACGGTCACCGGCGAATCGTAACTGCCGGCGGTGATGGGCCTCGAGGACAGCCTTGGAGAACTCGGGATGGTTGGCCGGGCTGGCGCATATCTCGTCGCAGCGGTTCAGCACATCGAAAGGCACCGGAGTCCCAGGCATCGAGCGTTTCCATTCCTTGACCAGGCTCTGGAGGTTGACCGGCTCCGTCTTGGCGACCAGGCCTTTGGTCACCTCGTAGATCTGGCGCAGGCTGTCGTTCTGGATAGCCTCGGTAGTGATCCTGGAGAACACCTCGTAGCAGACATCGGAGCCACCGGATAGGCAGGCGCCCAGGAGACCGAACTCGTCGTCCTCGGCAAAGTAGGGGTCGCTCATTGCCAGTTAGTGATGTCGGCGCTGATAGCGCCTGGGTTGTTGTTGGATGAAAGACCTGCTTTAGAAGCAAAGATGCCAAGGTAATTGTTTGCCATTGAGTGATTCACCGCATCCGCAAACGTCTTGGCATCGAACTCTTTTGCCCATGCATTGAGAGCAGCAGAAAGGCCCAAGCGCTTGTATCCGCTTTTACGCTCGGCTTTGTACGCAAGCCAGGTCTCGACAGCAGCAAGGCATTCGTCCGTTTGGAGCTTCTCGGGTAGGATCAGGCCGAACTTAACTTCCCAAGGCGACTTTGGAGCCAGTGTCTTTTCTGTCTTCTCTTCTCTATCTTCTCTATCGGTTACCCCATGGGTTAGCTGTGGGTTAACCTGATTCGGTTCTGGGTTAACCCGTGGGTTACCCGTGGGTTTCTTTGGACGTCCTCCTTTGCCTCCATTTGACCAGGCAGCGATGAGTCCGGCGTTCACCTCGTCCCATTGGTGCGCTACTAGGTGGCCGTCTTCGACTCGGCAGAAGGTTTGCAGCATGGCTGACCAGAACAGATCGGCATCCCCAGGCCATCGGCAGACTGATGAAAGGATGACCGGGCTCCACTCTGGGAAGATGTTGGTCTTCCTTGTTTGGCAGTGTGACCACAGCCGGATGACGTAATTAGGCGCTGCGTCGGTTTCCAGAAGCCTCATCAATAGACGGGTCTTCCAGTGATCTAGGAAGTCGGGTTCGATTATCATGATTCAAATAGAAATCCCCACCAGGCACAGGGTAGGAGATCGCAGGAAGGAGCTGCGAATGCCTGTGATGGTGGGGATAAAATTTGTCATGCCTTCGGTTGATTCGACGCTCACCTCCTACAGCTCACGTCAATGGGTACTCACTAGACTACAGCCTGCTCGATGTCCAGCCCTCAGTAGGCCGGCATCAGTATGTCGGCCACCGCCTGTGTTAGCTTCACGTCCTGGAGGCAGTAGTTGATGGCCGCCTGTCGGTCGGTGTTCCACAGCAGGCTGAAGTCGGCACCGTTGCCTGACTTCTCACCGAGTCCCAGGTGGCGACTGATGGAGGCGAGGCTTCCATGGGCCCGGTTGTCCCCGAGCTGCCACACCTCCCGGAGGTCGACCACTAGCTCGGACCAGTAGCGGCCGTTCCGCAACCAGTAGGGCGGCATGATCTTGTGGCGCCAGGAGCGTTTGATCAGGAAGGGCAGGTCGAAGGCCTTGATGTTGAAGCCAATGAGCTGTGGCTGTCGCTCGTAGTAGTTGAGCAGCGCCCACCATTGTCGCAGCAGGTGGGCCTCACCATCGGCATCGGCGCAGAGGATGTTCTGCTCCTGGTGATCGACCCGGTAGCCGATGCAGAGCACCTGGCCCGATAAGGCATCCAGGGCGGCATTGCGGATGTAGTCGGCCGTGTGGCTCTCCTCGGCCTTCTGGAGCTTTTCTGCGATTAGGTCAGGGTTCTTGATGTTGCCGAGCTTTACGTCGGCCGGGTTGAAGGCTGGAATGTTGAGCTGCTCAAGCGGTAGAGGCCCGGTCTCAATGTCGAAATAGATGTTAGGGTTGGCTGGCATTTGTCAGAGTTGTTTGGAATTAATGCGCGTTTGTCGGCCGATGCGCGCCCCCGGCACTACGAGTCCCCAGCAGCAACAGGCTGCCGGAAGGTGGTCAGATCTTTTTGCCGCAATGTGGGCAAACGAGGAAGTTGATCGGCTCCCGGGTGGTTGGCACTTCGAGCCATTCGCAGATCTCGAAATAGCTTACCCAACCGAATCCGCGGACAGCTCCTGGTCGAAGGTGGCCGGTGTTGTATAGCTGCAAGGCCTCGTCGCGGCTCTTGACGCACAGCCTTTCGAGGGTGTTGAACGTCCTAACCGTGAACGGGAATCCCCATTGTCGCAGGATCTCCTCGTGTATCTCGGCCGACTGCTCGATCTGTTTGATGCGCTGGCGAGAAAGGTTAAAATGTTTTCCGATCTCCTCGAGCGTCTTGCCTTCGGAGCGCATCCGAACCACCTCGGGAACTTTGTCGACCAGTTTGACGTAGGGCTTTCGGGTTTTCATTTTAGAATGGAATGTCTGAATCGGCAGGATCTTCCTTGGCGTTGATCTCATCGATGCGCTTGGTAATGGCAGCAATGAGCTGCCTGTCCTCGTCGGTCTTGCCCGGGCTAATCTTAGCCTTAGGCAGCCAGCGCTCGGCTAGGCCTTGGACGGCGTCGTCGGTCAGCTCCGAGATGGCCACGCCCTTGAACTTGCCGACGTGCACCTGGGTGGTTGAGAGATCTGGTGAGCGTTTGGTTGAACCGTCAGGAGTGACCGTCTTCACCTGGTCGTCATCCTTGGGCGGCCTGTCCTCCATGCGGATCCACAGGCCCGACGGCTTGAGCGGCTCGCCGTTCTTGTGAGCCATGATCAACTTGATGTTCGAGAACGTCTTGGTGCCGTCCTGACTCTGCTCATGGACGATCACCACGGTGGCTGGTCGGCCGATGAGGCTGTCCAGGTCGAGGCTGGTGGTCTCCTCGGCGGTAAGGGCCCGACCGTGCCAATCTCGGAGGAACTTGGTCAGGCCGGCCT